GTTGACCACCCAGGGCGTCGAGCTCGCGATCCAGGACAGCGACTCGCCGTCGGCGTTCCTGCCGATCGGCAAGGCCGAGAACGCGACGTTCTTCGACGGCACCGGCAAGGAGATCGACATCACGACCATGGACTCGGTCGCGGTCGAGACCCAGAAGGGCCTGAAGGACGAGGGCTCGGCGTCGCTCGACGTCATCTTCGACCCGGAGGATGCCGGTCAGGCCGAGTGCCTGGTGTCGTGCGGCCAGACCGGCGGCGTCGCCAAGCGCGTGTTCCGGCTGACCCTGACCGACACGCCGCCGACGGTGAAATATTTCGACGGCTTCGTGACGACGTTCCCGTGGGCCGCGGCCAAGGACGACGTCATCCGCACGACGATCACCATCCGCATCACCGGCCCGCGCCGCGACACCGAGGCGGCCGCCTAGACCGTCTTTTTTCGGAGAGCACCGCCCATGGCCAATAAATATACCGGCGAGGTGCCGATCGAGATCGACGGCCGCGACTACACGCTGGTCTTCACCAACCGCGCGGTCGCCGATCTCGAGACCGAGCTCGGCCAGGCCTGGGCGCAGGAGGTCAGGGACGGCATGGGCACCGAGGTGCTGGTCCGCATCGTCGCGATCGGGCTGCGCCACCGCCATCCAGAGATGACCGCGGACGCGGTGATGGCATCGTCGATGCCGCGCGTGCCGGCGACGCTCGCCTTGTTCCAGGCACTGCGCTACGCCGCCTGGGGGCCGAACGGCCCGCCGGCGGAGGATCCGGGAAACCCTCCCGAGCGGAAGACGCCGGAGACCGACTCGCCCGCGCCTTCCGCGATTATTGCCGCGCCGGGTTCGCCCCCGCCGGATTCTGGGACCTGACGCCCTGGCAGGCCGCTGCCGCCGCCGGCGCCGGGCGCGAGGGCATCCTGGCGCTGGCCTGGTGGACCGCGAACTTCACGCGCGCGAAGACGCTGCCGCCGCTCGCCAAATACATCGACCCGGCCGCCGGCACCGGCAACCCTGCCGCCGGCGCGCACATCCGGGCGCGGGCGTTCATCGCCGCCAAGCGCCACGTCCTGCGCGACCGTCCCTGAAAATGCGCGCGCGCATTCGCCGGAGGCAGCCATGCCCGGTCGGCTGACGTTCAAGATCGAGGGCGCCGGGCAGCTCGAATCGGTGCTCAAGAAGCTGCCGGCCGAGATCGCGGCCAAGGTCTCGGAGGGCGCGGTGCGCGCCGCCGCGGCGCTGGTGCGCGACGAAGCCATCGCCCGCGCGCCGATCCGATCGCAGCCGGGCGTCAAGTACGACCGCAAGGGCAAGTCCGGCAGGGCACGCCTGCCCGGCCATCTCAAGCGCAGCATCCGCGTCAAGAAGGTGCGGCGCAGCGGGAAATCCGTGCATTACGTCGTGACCGTCGGCCGCGCCTTCTACGGCATGTTCAGCGAGTTCGGCACCAGCCGCCAGGCCGCCCGCCCGTGGTTCCGCCCGGCGCTCGACGCGTCGGCGAGCCGGGCGCTCGACCGCCTCGGCCTCTATCTCGGCAAGGGCATCGAGCGCGAGGCCGAGAAGCTCGCCGGCCGGCACCGCACGCGCCGCCGGCGCTCCGGCGGCGTCCGCACGAACTTCTCGGCGATCAACGCCACCGGCAGGAATTACTGACATGGCGACCATCGGCTCGCTCGACGTCGACCTGACCTTGCAGACGGCGGCGTTCCAGCGCGACATGGGCAAGGCCGTCACCCATCTCAACTCGAACGTCGCGCGCATGTCGCGCTCGCTCAAGGGGCTCGAGGGCGGGTTCTTCGCGGTCACGCGCATCGCCGGCACCTTCGGCGTGGCGCTCGGCCTCGGCGCGCTGGTCTCGTTCGCCAAGCGGTCGCTCGACGCGGCGGGTGGGCTCGGCGAACTCGCCGAGCAGATGGGGACGACGACCCGCAACCTGCAGATCTACGAGTACGGCGCTGTCCAGGCGGGCGTGCGCACCGAGGAGCTGCGCGCCGGCCTGCAGCGCCTGACCCGCTCGCTCGGCGACGCGGCCAACGGCGAGAAGCAGGCGCTCGACGCGTTCAACGCGCTCGGCATCGGCGTGCTCGACCAGAACGGCAAGCTGCGCTCCACCGACGACGTGCTGCGCGACCTGGCCGACGCCTACAAGAACAGCGCCGACAAGGCAACCTTCGTCGCCAGCGCCGCGCGCCTGGGCGGCCGCTCGTTCCAGCAACTCCTGCCGCTGCTGTCGGGCGGCGCGGCTGGACTCGACGCGATGGGCTTCGCCGCGCAGACCGCCGGCGCCGTGCTCGACGACCAGCTGATCAAACAGGCCGACGAGGCGTCGGACAAGATCGCGGCGATGGACAAGTCGCTCGGCCGGATGGCGCAGACCGTGGTCTCGAAGGCCGCGCCCGCGATCGGCGCGCTGGCCGACGAGATCGCCCGCGCCTTCGGCCCGCGCAACGAGCAGCAGATCGGCCTGCGCCTGGCCGAGCTGGAAAAGCGCAAGCCGCACACCCTGAGCCCGATCGAGCGCGACGAGATGCTCAATCTCCGCGCGCTGCAGGACGCGATGACGTTCGGCGCCGGCGGCGGCGTGCCCGCGCCCGCGGGTGCGGGGGGGCCGACCAGCAACCCTCCGGCCAAGGGCGCCGGCAAATCCGAAGCCGACAAGATCGCCAAGGTCGTCGAGAACCTGCAACACGAGCAGGAGCAGCTCGGCCGCACCGCCGCCGAGATCGATCTGTACAACAACCTCAAGGCGGCGGGCGTCGATCTCAACAGCGCGGCCGGCCAGCAGATCGCGGACCTGACCGCCTCGCTCCAAATCGAGAAGGCCGCCTGGGAGCAGACCAAGGCCGCGACCGAGGCGCAGGACGACGCGATCATGAAGCTGGTCGAGGACGCCGCCTCGATCAGCGAGGCGACGCGCACGCCGATGGAGCAGTACCAGGCGAGCCTCGCGCGCGCCAACGAGTTGCTGCAGGAAGGCGTCGTCAGCCACGACACTTACACCCGCCAGGTCGAGCGCCTCCAGGACGAGCTGGCGCGCACCGACCCGCTGCTCAAGGCGCTCGAGGATTCGTCGCGCGATTTCGGCAACACGCTGACGGCCGCCTTCGAGGACGCCATCATCGAGGGCAAGAGCCTCGGCGAGGTGGTGCGCGCGCTCCTGCAGGATATCGCGCGCCTGGCGCTCCGCGCCACGACATCGAAACTGATCTCGGCCGGCATCGGCGCGCTGGTTGGCGCTTTCGCCGGCCCCGGCGCCGGCTACGGCGCCTCGGCCGGGGTTGCCGGCATCAGCGGCGCTTACGCCGCGGGCGGTCGGCCGTCGGTCGGCAAGTGGGCGCTGGTCGGCGAGCAGGGCCCGGAGTTGTTCCGCCCGGACGTCGCCGGCACGATCATCCCGAACGGCTCGTTCGGCGGCGGCGGGGTCGCGCTCACTATCGGCAAGATCGAGGTCAAGGTGCCGCAGGGCACGACGCCCGACCAGGCCGCCGGCATCGCGCGCGCCATGCGCACCGAGCTGGAGAACGTCACGCTGAGCCTCCTGCATCGCGAGATGCGCCCGGGCGGCATGCTGGCGGGCTAGGGCGGTGGTCACCTTCCCGTCGTTCCGCGCGCCCTCTGGTGGTGCCTCCGAGACGGTCGAGCCGCGCGTGCTCGAGGCCGAGTTCGGCGACGGCTATTTCCAGCGCGCCGGCGACGGCCTCAACGCGCTCGGGTCCGAGTTCACCGTGGTCTGGGACAATCTCGAGGCCGACGAGGCCGACACGCTGGTCGATTTCCTGCGCGCCCGCGCCGGCGTCGAGGTCATCGACTGGACGCCGCCGCGCTACGACGCGGCGATCAAGGTCGTCGCCCCGCGCTGGACGCGCACCGCCAACCTCGCCGGCTTCGACACCGTCGCCGTGACCTTCCGGCAGGTGTTCGATCTCTGAGCCCTCGTCCTGCCCAGCAACGAAAGGAACGACCATGATCATCGGCCGCTACCCGACCGAACAGGCCTTGAACGACGCGCGCGACGAGATCGCGATCGTCCAGGGTCGCCCCGCCGGCTACTACATGGGCATCTGGGGCATCCCGCTCAGCGACGGCCAGTACGCGATCAAACTCGCGACCGGCATCGAGGCGGCTCGCCCGGTCATCCCGCTCGAGCTGATCATCCTCGAAGGCACCGACGAGGAAGAGCTGGCCTGGATCACGGCGAACGTCGCCGATCTCGGCTGAGCGTCCCGTGATCGTCGTCAGATGCGCGTCGCGCGCCGAGGCGGTCGCCTTTCGCGACAAGGTGGGGCTGGCGTGCATCGTCGCGCCGGACGATCCGGACGCCCCGTCCGGCCCGTGGAACGTGTTGCCGCCGGACGAAGACACGGAGAAGGCGCGCACGGCGATCACCGTGGAGACGGTCGCCGTCGACGACACGGTAACGAAGGTGGACCAATGGCTGAGCGCGAAATATGGCCGTAGCGGTAGTGGGCTCTCCGGTCGCGCTGAGCGCGGGGAGTAACGCGGTCGATTGCACCGGCACCGATCTGCTGTTGACGTCCGTCGCCGGGCTCAACAGCGGCTTTACCGCCGCGCTCTCGCAACCTTCCGTCCTCGAGTACGACGGCGTGAGCTACGTCACGCCCATCTTCACGTCCACCGGCACGGGCGGCTCGATCACCGAGTTCTACCGCGTCTTCGCGCTGCGCGCCCCGGCCAGCGGGAGTAACACGCTCAGCATCACGTTCCAGAGCGGAACCTACGGCGCCGGCCCGGTCGGCGTGGCGCTCCGCCTTTCCGGCGTCGAGCAGTCCGGCACCTATTTCGACATCGGCGGCGAGGATACGACCGCCGGCACGTCGTTCAGCGTCACGCCGGCCTCGATGCCGGCCGGTGCCCTGGCCGTGTTCTTCGGCGCGGACGGCTTCGACGCCGCCCACACGCAAAGCGGGACCAATACCGAGCTCGGCGAGACGACCGCCAACAACGCGACCATCGCGCTGGGAACGGGAACCTCCGCCTCCGCCGGCGGCTGGTCGGCCGGCACGAACCTGGTCGGCGTCGTGATCACGTTCCTCCAGGCGGCCGCGCCGGGCGGCGTGGTCGCCGGGCCGCTGGTCGACGCGATCCGGCTCAAGTCCAAGGTCGGCGGCGGGCTGGTGAGCCGCGCGCCGCTGATTGTCCCGGCCTTTGCGCGCAAGACCATCGTGCCGGTCACCCGCAAGCTCTGGTTGCCTGAGAGGATCGCCGCATGAGTGTCTATCTGGGCGACTTCGCCGAAGACGCGACGCTCGACTTCAAATGGAGCACGAACGACGCCGACGGCGCGAGCATCACGCGCGGCACCAACGGCACGGTCAGCGTCTATGTCGGCAACAGCGCCGCGCAGCTTACGACCGGCCTGACCGATAGCGAGGATTTCGACAGCCTGACCGGCGTGCACCACTGCCGGATCGACCTCAGCGCCAGCGCTACCTACGCGCCGGGCAGCGAGTGCCAGGTCGTGCTGAGCGCGGCGACGATCGACGGCCAGACGGTCAACCATGTCCTGGCGCATTTCTCGATCGAGCGGGCGGGTGGGGTGCTGGCGCTGCTCAAGGCCGGTAGCGTCGTCGCGGCCAGCGTGACCGGCAATGTCGGCGGCAACGTCACCGGCTCGGTCGGCTCGCTCGCGACCCAGGCCAAGGCGGACGTCAACGCAGAGGCCGACGCCGCGATCGAGACCTATCACCTCGACCATCTGCTTGCGGCAACCTACGACCCGGCGAGCAAGCCGGGCGCGGCCGACGCGCTGTTGAACGAGCTGGTCGAGAGCGACGGCGGCGTCGCGCGCTTCACCGAGAACGCGCTGGAGGAGGCGCCGACCGGCGGCAGCGCGCCGACCGTCGAGGAGATCACCGCCGACATCGACGCCAACTCGACACAACTCGCGGCGATCAAGGCGCGCACTGATAATTTGCCCGACGATCCGGCCGACCAGTCGCTGGTCATCGCGGCGACCGACGCCATCGCGGCGCTGATCGGCACGCCGGCCGTCGATCTCGCGGCCGACATCGCCGCGCTCGCCTCGACCCTGGCCGACATCCTGACCGACACCGGCACGACCCTCGACGACAAGCTCGATGCGATACAGGCCGCGCTCGACCAGTTCTCTTTCGGGGTGACTGGCAAGGTCGACGCCAACATCACCCACGTCAACGAGATCGAGGTCGGCGGCGACGGCGGCGAAGGCACCGAGTGGGGCCCGGCGGCGTGATGCGCGGGGCCGGCTGTGGCTGATCCCTGGGGCGGGTCCTGGGGCGGGTCGTGGGGCGACGCCTGGACGACCGAGCTCGCGGCCGCGGCGACCCTCGCGTCCGTCGGCCAGTCGCCGGCGGCGGGCGACGTCGTGCATCTGTTCGAGCTCGACGCGACCGCGATCGGCGGCGAGGTCTACCGCTTCACCATGAACGCCAACGGCGCCGCGCCGGTGTCCTATGGCGGGCAGATCTACACGCCGATCGACATCGAGGCCGACGGCTTCGAGTGGAACGGCCGCGGGACATTGCCGACGCCGCGCATCCGCATCGCCAACGCGCATCTCGTCATGTCGGCCGCGGTCATCGCGTTCGACGACCTGCTGGGCGCGACCCTGACGCGCCTGCGCACCTTCCGCCGCTTCCTCGACGGCGAGCCCGACGCCGACCCCGACGCGCATTACGAGCCCGACATCTTCCGCGTCGAGCGCAAGGTCAGCCACAACAAGATCTTCATCGAGTGGGAGATGTCGGCCGCGATCGACCAGGAGGGCCGCTTCCTGCCCGGCCGCCAGGCGCTGCGCGACAGCTGCACGCACCGCTATCGCGTGTTCCGGCCCGAGCTCAACGATTTCGATTACACGAAGGCGACATGCCCCTACGAGGGCGACGACTTCTTCAGCCGCACCGGCGCGCCGGCCGGCTCGCCCGCGCTCGACAGCTGCGGCAAGAAACTGAGCGACTGCACGCTGCGCTTCGGCACCGACCCGCTGCCGACGCGCGCGTTCCCGGGACTGGCCAAGGTGCGGGTGCAATAAAATGATCACAGGAGGCGGGGAGATGGGGAGAAGATCAGGGACGCGCCGCGCGCAAAAATTACTTCTCCCCATCTCCCCGCCTCCTGTGCATCGCTGATGTTCCCCGAGGCCGTCGCGGCGATCAAGGCGCACGCCATCGCCGAGCATCCGCGCGAGGCGTGCGGCTTCATCGTCGGCGGGCACTACGTGCCGCAGCGGAACATCGCGCCGGACCCCGCGCCCGGCCGGCCGCGCGAGTTCGAGATCGCGGCCGGCGCCTGGCTCGAGCACGCGGTCCAGGCCGTGGTGCACAGCCACACCAACGGCCAGCCTTGGCCCTCGGCCGCCGACATCGCCGGCCAGATGGCCGCGGCCGTGCCGTGGGGGCTGGTCGCGACCGACGGCCGGACCTGCAGCGCGCCGTTCTACTGGGGCGACATGCTCGATCCGCCGCCGCTGGTCGGCCGCCCGTTCCGCCACGGCCCCTCGGGCACCGACGGCAAGGGCGATTGCGGCGCGCTGATCCGCGACTGGCACCGCCTCGAGCGGGGCGTCGAGATCCCGGATTTCCCGCGCGACCACTACTGGTGGTCCGAGGGCAAGGACATCTACCGCGACGTCTACGCCCGGGCCGGCTTCGAGCGCGTCGGCTATGACGACAAGCGCGAGGGCGACGTCTTTTTGATCCAGTACCGCTCGAAGGTGCCGAACCACGGCGGCGTCTATCTCGGCGGCAACCTGATCCTGCACCATTTGCAGGGCTCGCTCAGCCGCCGCTCGCCCGCCGCCATCTGGCACAAATATCTCAGCGCCGGCATCTGGCTCAGGCACGCCCCATGACCCTGCGCACCATCCACCTGCACGGCGCGCTGCGCGAGCGGTTCGGGCCGAGCTACCGGCTCGACGTCGCGTCGGCGGGCGAGGCCGGGCGCGCGCTGGCGGCGATCGTGCCGGGCTTCCGCGCCTTCGTCATGCCGCGCGCGTTCCGCGTCATCCGCGGCCCGCTCGACGGCGGCATGGCGCTCGGCCCCGAGGATCTCGGCTTCCGGCTCGGCCGCGCGGACCTCCACATCGTGCCGGTCGTGGCCGGCGCCGGCGGCGGGCGCGGCGGCGCTGCGGCCAAGATCGTGATCGGCGTCCTGATCGTTGCCGCCGCGGTCGCGTTCGCGCCGGCCGGCGCCGGGCTCGGCGGGACCGCCTTCACCGTTCTGGGCTCGAGCGTGACCTATGGCAGCATCGCGCTGGTCGGTGTCGGCCTGGCGCTGGCCGGTATTTCCCAGATGTTGGCGCCGACACCCAAGGCCGCCGATTTCGACCAGCGCAACCCGGTCGACCAGCGGCCGTCGTTCCTGTTCAACGGCTCGGTCAACATGTCCGAGCAGGGCGGCGCGCTGCCGCTGTGCTACGGCACGTTCTGGTGCGGGTCGGTCGTCGTGTCGGCCGGCCTCGAGGCGGAAAGCTTCGGCGCGCAGACGCCGGTGCCGCCCGAGCCCGACGCCAAGAACGGGCTCTTTGCCCACATCCTCGTCGAAGTCCTGACCTGATGCGCGCCCGGGGGCGTCTCGCGCGCGCCGGCATCGCCGTGCGCGGCGCGGGCGGCGGCGGCAAGGGCGGCGGCGGCGGCCAGACGGCGCGCGCGCCGGTCGAGGCGCCGAACACCCTGCGCTCGATCGCCACCGCGCGCGTGGTCGACGTGGTGAGCGAGGGCGAGATCGAGGGCTTCGGCACCGAGATCCCCGGCCAGTCCGTCGCGTTCGAGGACACGCTGCTCCAGAACGCCGACGAGAGCTTCAACTTCTCGAACGTCCAGCTGGCCGCGCTCGCCGGCCTGCCCGACCAGTCGCCGCTGCCCGGCTTCGCCGCCGCCGAATCCGAGGTCGTGGTCGGCGTCGAGGTGACCAAGGACAACCCGCTCGGCTCGGGCTCGGGCGACGGCGCGGTGG